AGCTGCCTGACGTGTCGTCATCCCCTGTCTCTGAAACTATTAATCTGTGGGAGTGAGATATGACTGAAGGTGAAAAAGGCGTCCTGTCACTGTTTGTGATCGGTGTGATGATTGTTGTGGGGAAAGTGTTAGCAGGGGGTGAACCCGTCACGCCACGGCTGTTTATCGGACGTATGCTGCTGGGTGGCTTTGTGTCGATGGTGGCGGGTGTGGTGCTTGTGCAATTCCCGGATATGCCGCTGACGGCGGTGTGCGGGCTTGGCTCCATGCTCGGTATTGCCGGTTATCAGGTGGTGGAAATCGCGATCCAGCGACGTATCAAAACACTGAAGGGGGGCGAGGATGCCGGTCATTAATACACACCAGAATATTGCGGCATTCCTCGACATGCTGGCTTATTCCGAGGGAACGGCCGCGCACCCGCTGACGAAAAATCGCGGTTATGACGTCATTGTCACCGGGATGGATGGTAAGCCGGAAGTGTTTACCGATTACCGCGATCACCCCTTTGCGCTGGGTCGCCCGGCGAAAGTATTTAACCGGCGCGGAGAAAAATCCACGGCGTCAGGTCGATACCAGCAGCTCTATCGTTTCTGGCCGCACTATCAGCAACAGCTCGGCCTGCCTGATTTCAGCCCCCTGTCGCAGGACAAACTCGCCATACAGCTAATTCGTGAGCGTGGTGCGCTGGAAGATTTACGCCAGGGACATTTCGAGCGTGCGATCTCCCGCTGTCGCAACATCTGGGCATCGCTGCCCGGTGCCGGTTACGGTCAGCGTGAGCACAGCCTCGAAAAGCTGGTCACAGTCTGGCGCAGTGCTGGCGGGGTTACGGCATGAAAACACTGATTGCGCTGCTTGTACTGGCGTTACTGGGCTTGCTGTGGTTGCGGCATGAAAACGGCAATCTCAGGTCATCTTTTGACAGGGCAAATGGTGTTGCCACGCAGCAAAAAAACACCATCAGCATGCTGAAAAATCAGCTCAGCGTTTCGAATGCCAGGGCAGATAAAAACGAACGGGCACAGGTGCGGCTGCGCGAGAGACTGAACGCCGCTGGTGAGCGCGAGGCACAGCGGGAAAAAACTATCACGAGGTTACTCAATGAAAATGAAGCTTTTCGCCGCTGGTATAGCGCTGATTTACCTGATGCTGTGCGCAGGTTGCACACCCGCACCGCCTGCGCCTCCGCAGGTAGTTGTTTACAGCGGGTGCCCGAAAGTGAGCCTCTGCCCGATGCCGGGCAGCGACCCGAAGGTCAACGGTGATTTGAGCGCCGATATCCGCAACCTTGAACGCGCGTTAGAGAGCTGCGCGCTACAGGTTGAAACCATTAAACAATGCCAGGACGATCTCGATGCTGAAACCCGACAGTCTGCGCAAAGCCCTCACTGACGCAGTGCCGGTGCTGCGCACGAACCCCGACATGCTGCGCCTGTTTATTGATAACGGAAAGATTTCCTCCACGCTTGCCGCCTCGTTATCGTTTGAAAAGCAGTACACGCTTAACGTGGTGGTGACAGACTTCACGGGGGACTTTGATTTGTTGCTTGTGCCTGTACTGGCGTGGCTGCGCGAGCAGCAGCCGGACATTATGACCACTGACGAGGGGCGTAAAAAGGGATTTACCTGGTATGCCGATATCAACAATGACAGCAGCTTTGATATCAGTATGAGCCTGTTACTGACTGAGCGAACGGTTGTTAAAGCGGTTGATAACGCGCTTCATGTGGAGAATATCCCCGAACCTGAACTGCCCGAACCGGTCACACGCCCGGTGGAGATGTATATCAATGGTGAGCTGGTGAGTAAGTGGGCTCAATAATTTAACCTCCTTTGAGCAACGCCTTGAGGCGCTGATCGCGGCGCTGTCACCGGCGGGCCGTCGCCGGATGACTGTCGATGTAGCGAAGAAATTACGTCAGCAACAGCAGCAGCGTATTAAGGCGCAGGTTGCCCCGGACGGAACGCCATACATCCCGCGAAAACGTCAGCCGGTCAGGGGAAAGAAAAACCGTATCAAGCGGGAAATGTTCGCGAAGCTACGTACCAGTCGTTATATGAAAGCCAGTGGTGATGGCACCAGTGCGGCGGTGGAATTCACCGGGAAGGTGCAACGCATTGCAAGGATTCACCAGTTTGGATTGAGAGATAGAGCCTATAAGAATAGCAAAATGATCGCTTACCCTGAGCGAATTTTACTTGCGTTTAATTCAAATGATGTAAATCTTGTGGAAGACGTGATATTGGATTATTTAAATAATTGATAATACTGAGGTGTAAAGTGGCGGTGACTAAAATTATGGGATTCGTGAATCGATGCCGGGGATTACTTCTGAGTGCGCTAGATTATTTAAGGCCATTTTCTCTGGTTAATATTTGTTTCTATTTTTTATTGCTTTTGTTATTGGTGTTGGTTGTCATTTTTCTAAATTTAACTTTCAATTCAAAGATTGATGGCAATGGAACAGCATATGTTGCGATACTTGCATCAACAATAGCTATTACAACCCTTACATATAACGCCAGACGTCATATTTCTGAGGATTATAGCAAGGATGCTAAGGAGTACCTTAAACGGGCATTTGAAATTTTGAATCCTAAAACCCCCGGTGATTTGCCACCTGACAACAGGATGACATGGTTAACAGCTGCACGATTTTTGAAAATATCAGAAAGGTTAAGTAAGCAAATAATAATGTCATCACATAAAAATACTTTTATTGAAGAAAGGCAGTTTTGGAAGTGGAAGCTTGGAGAGATAATAAAAAACTTTCCAGCGGAGTACTACGCTATGTCCCCGGAGAAATTTTTAATTTATTCCCCAGATGATAAGGAACCACTTTCTGTATATTCACTTTATGTTATTCATAGATTCATTGATTGGGATGAAACCTATGAAGATCCGTTAGATAGTGAAAGGTTTTCAGAAAGTGACATGTTACGCCTTTGGCGCCGAGGTTTTTTCAATTTACACCAACTTTTAAAGGCAGTAGAGGACATTCGACGTCAAAAGTAATGTTGTTTGAGTAATGGCACTACCCCATCCAATTGCCGCCTAAGTCCTCCGGCGGCATCCTTTCCGGTATGAACACACTCGCAACTCTTCAGGAACTCGCCCGCGCGCTGCGCAACATGATCCGCACCGGCGTCATTGTCGAAACTGACCTTGATGCCGGTCGCTGTCGTGTGCAGACCGGCGGCATTCAAACCGACTGGCTCCAGTGGCTGACCCAGCGCGCCGGGCGTACGCGCACATGGTGGGCACCCTCTGTAGGCGAGCAGGTCATGATTCTGGCCGTGGGCGGTGAGCTTGATACAGCGTTTGTGCTGCCGGCCATTTTTTCTGATGACCATCCCGCCCCGTCTGCATCGGCTGACGCCCTGCATATCGCTTTCCCTGACGGCGCGGTGATCGAGTACGAGCCGGAGACCGGCGCGCTGACCGTAAGCGGCATTAAAACCGCCGACGTCACCGCGTCAGAATCGATTACCGCAACCGTGCCGGTCGTACTGGTGAAAGCAGATACCCGCATCACGCTCGATACGCCGGAAGTGGTCTGCACAAACAAATTAATCACCGGCACGCTTGAGGTGCAGAAAGGCGGCACGATGAAAGGCGATATCACGCACAGCGGCGGGGCGCTGACCTCCAACGGTGTGCAGGTTGACGACCACGGTCACGGCGGCGTGCAGCGTGGCGGAAGCTGGACGGAGGGGACGAAATGACGGCGCGTTACATCGGTATGAACCGGGATACGGGGCGGGCTATCACGGACGCGGAGCACATCAGTCAGAGCGTCGGCGATATCCTGCGAACCCCTGTCGGGTCGCGTGTGATGCGCCGTGATTACGGCTCGCTGTTATCCGCAATGATTGACCAGCCCCAGACCCCCGCGCTTGAGCTGCAAATCAAGGTGGCCTGTTACATGGCTGTGCTGAAGTGGGAACCGCGCGTCACGCTGACGGCTGTCACCACCGAGCGCCAGCTTGACGGAAAGATGATCGTTAACCTGACCGGCCAGCAGAAAGATACCGGCGAAACCCTTTCCTTAATCATTCCCGTGAGTTGAAACCATGCCGATTATTGATTTGAGCCAGCTTCCCGCGCCGGATGTAGTCGAGGAGACTGATTTTGAAACCCTCCTCGCTGAACGAAAGGGGACCCTGATTTCGCTGTATTCACCGGAGCAACAGGAAGCTGTTGCGCGCACTCTGGCGCTGGAGTCTGAACCCCTGACCAAATTCCTTGAGGAAAACGCTTACCGTGAAATGGTCTGGCGCCAGCGGGTCAATGAAGCCGCGCGGGCGACCATGCTTGCCTGGGCCCGCGATGCCGATCTCGATGTGATGGCCTTTAACAACAACACCCTGCGTCTGACCATCACCCCGGCAGACGACACCACCATCCCGCCGACACCGGCGGTCATGGAGTCCGATACCGATTTGCGTCTGCGCGCGCAGCAGGCTTTTGACGGGCTGAGCGTGGCGGGGCCGGTTGGCGCATACGAGTACCACGGACGCAGTGCCGACGGTCGTGTCGCCGATGTTTCTGCGGTCAGCCCGTTACCGGCATACGTCACCATCACGGTGCTTTCGCGTGAGGGGGACGGCACGGCCAGCGCTGAGCTGTTGTCGGCGGTTGAGACTGCCCTGAACGCGGAAGATGTGCGCCCGGTCGGTGATCGTGTGTCGGTGCAGAGCGCTGCCATCGTGCCCTATGAGATAGACGCCACGTTGTATTTTTTCCCCGGCCCTGAAGCCGGACCCATCCGGCAGGCGGCCGAGGAAAAACTGAAAGCCTACATTACCGACCAGCGTCGTCTCGGGCGTGATATTCGCCGGTCAGCAATTTATGCCGTGCTTCATGTAGAGGGCGTGCAGCGCGTCGAACTGGCGTCACCGGTTGCGGATCTTGTTCTGGACAGGCAACAGGCGTCCTTCTGTACCGGGTACACCATCACCGAAGGGGGTAATGATGAGTGATAACCGCCTGCTCCCTGTCGGCTCGACGGTGCTTGAGGTGGCCGCAGCACGTACAGCCTCAGACATTGAGCGCGTGCCTGTGCCGCTCCGTGACCTGTGGAACCCCGCAACCTGCCCGGAGAAGCTTTTACCCTGGCTTGCGTGGGCATTTTCCGTTGACCGCTGGGATGAGAACTGGCCGGAGAAAGTGAAACGCCAGGTGATCAGGGATGCGTTTTTTATTCATCAGCATAAAGGAACCACTGGCGCGGTGCGTCGTGTTGTTGAGCCCTTCGGCGCGTTTCTCGGGTTGACGGAATGGTTTGAGTCCGGCGGGGTGCCGGGAACCTTCCGGGTGACGATTGGTATCGGCAGTAAGGGAATAACGGAGGATGCCTATCAGGAGCTGGAGCGGCTCATTAATGACGTTAAGCCGTGCTCCCGGCATCTGACAGGGATATCGCTGACGCAGGAAGTGAAAGGGGCTGTGCCCGTCAGTCTCGGTTGTTACGTGGGCGACTCGCTGACGGTGTATGCGTGGATGCCTGATGAAATTGAAACCGGCGGTGATGCCTCTGTGGGCAGTGCGGTCCTGTTAATCGACAACGTGAGTTTTAAACTATGACAACAAAATATTTTGCCATTCTGACCCAAATCGGTGCCGAAAAACTCGCGCAGGCAACGGCACAGGGAAAAAAGCTGAACATTACCGATATGGCCGTCGGCGACGGTGGGGGCTCGCTGCCGGTACCGGAGGCAACCCAGACTAAGCTGGTCAACGAACTGCGCCGCGCACCGGTCAATCAACTGGCGGCGGATAAGGTTAACAAAAATCAGATTTTCGTTGACCAGGTTATCCCGGAAAGTGTGGGCGGGTTCTGGATACGCGAAATCGGGCTCTACGATGCAGACGGCGCACTGGTTGCCGTGGCGAGTTGTGCAGAAACGTATAAGCCCCTTCTCCAGGAAGGGAGCGGACGCACCCTGACAGTGCGCATTGTGCTGATTGTTTCCAGCGTGAGTAATGTTGAGCTGAAAGTCGATCCGTCCATGGTGCTGGCAACGAAAAGCTATGTCGATGATGCCGCAGAGGCAGTGAAAAACCTGATTGTGGTGGCGACGCAAAGCGCCTCCATTGACAGCGCGCTTTATGATTTATCAGCCCCGGTCTATGCGGTACGAAATCGTCGCCAGCTCGGTACGGCTTATAATAAATTACGCACTGACAGGGCATTAACCATTGTCTGTGTGGGCGACAGCATCACGTATGGTTACGACGTTAACTCCGCTGACCGATTACCGGCGCTGGAAGGGCACACCACTACGCGCGCGCCGGTTCAATATCCCGGGCGTCTGTATGACAGGCTTAATCTGTTAACAAAAAGCGCGGTGACGGTGATTAACCGGGGCTACAGCGGCGACACGGCAAAGCAGTGTTTTGAGCGGTGGCCGGAAAACCCCGGTGGTGATGTCGTTCATATCATGCTGGGCATCAATGATGCCGCCGGGCGCTTTAATGCGACCTTCGAGCAGTACGGCGAATATATGGAAAAACTTATTCGCCAGTACATTGCGTGGGGGCATGGCGTGGTGATCCACACGGCCACAGCGCAGACCTTCAACAACGCCAACGCCGGTGGCGCACGTTTTACGCAGTACATTCGCGGCCTGGCTGAATCCTACGGATGCCCGGTATTTGAAAGTGAGGGTGTGCACCAGTATTGCCGCTATGCGGAAGTTTACAGTGATGCGACCCATTTTAACGCGGCGGGCTATGCCAAATACGGTGATGCAGTCGCATCATTTATTCTGGCCGGGTGCTGGGTTCGCCCGGTGCGTGGCATCAGTGCTGTCGCCATGCAGCGGCGGGGGCAACCCACGGAGGGTATCGGCTGGCACATGACCGGCGGCGCATCGTTAGCGACGTCTGAAACAGGCTCATACGTGTGGAACGGGCAGACCGGTACACTGACAGCCAGTCAGGATGGCATTCACTCATTCAGTTTTTATCTTGATGGTGAAGCGGCAAACGTCTATGCCATTGCGCGTTTGAACGGGGCGACTGTTCATATCAGCGATCCGCTGACAACCGTAACCGGGCTTGAGGCCGCAAATAAAGCGGTACCAAAATTTTATCCACGCAGCATCGCTGAAACTAAAAGTTATAAGGTTGCAGCCCGGCCACAGGGTTATAAATCATGGATTGGTGGCCTGATTGGACGGGGCTGGAAAACGATTTATTTCCGGCAGAATGTGGAGAACGCCGATACGGTATACCTCAATGAAATCATCATTGAACCCTGCACACCGGAGGAGACGGCGCAGGACAACAGCGGCGTCACGCCTGCTAAAAAGGAAGTGGTAGTATTCAGCCGCCCCATTGCGTCACTGGCTAATCCGATGGACGCCTTACCCGCAGCCGAAAAGATGCCGAATAAGGTGTATATCCCATTACCAAAGGGGCTATACCGGCAGTCTCAGGCATGGGGGCACTGGTATGATAATATGAAACTGGATATCAGCATCCTCACCCGAAAGTCGTCAGGAGGTGCGACGTATGAAGGGATACATAAAATCGTGGCGTATACCGTCACGACGGCGTTAGGGGCATCGCTGGCCTTTGAATCGACCTATAAAACAGCGGCGAACTGTCTTACCCCAATGAGCATTCAGTATGGTTTCAGTGATCCGGCGACACCCGATATCATCACTGAAAATGCGTATCCGGGCGTCATTCAGGTGCGCATGATGTATCTGATCCTGACCTTCCCGGATGCACCGGAGGCGTATTACACGATGGAAGTTGAATGCAGTTCGTTGCTTAACTCCGCCGGGAGCTATATGTACTGACAATGAAAATCCCCCGGTGTGGGGATTTTTTATTTCCTCCGCTCAGCCCCTTCTCTAACCGAACCGCACCCCGACAGGGCCGATAATCAGCGCGTTAAGTCTGTCTCAGGTTGTGCCAGCCATCGCCGAACGCTGATGATTCGACGGCCTTTTATGGTATCAGGAGAATGACACTCACCCCTTAACTACGGAGTTAAACGGATGAGTGACTTTCATCACGGCGTGCAGGTTTTAGAAATCAACGACGGCACGCGCGTCATTTCCACAGTCTCGACCGCGGTTGTCGGCATGGTCTGCACAGCCAGCGATGCCGACCCCGCAACCTTTCCTCTCAATACACCGGTACTGATTACCGGCGTGCAAAGCGCCATCGCCAAAGCCGGGAAAAAAGGCACGCTGGCAAGTGCATTGCAGGCTATTGCCGACCAGTCAAAACCCGTCACCGTTGTGGTGCGCGTTGAAGAAGGTTCCGGCGACGACCCACAGGAGGCTCTCGCG